AAAAGAATTAGTTCAAAAACTCCGAAGACTACTAAGGAGATGACAGCAACAGAAAAAAGAAGTAGAATAAGACAAAAGAATCGTCTAGGTCAACCAGCAGGCGCTCCTAGAAGAGTCAAAGCATTAAGAAGAAAGAAGAAGTAATGGCAACTTCAAGCTCAAGAGATTTTGATTTAGATGTAGCGGAACTTATCGAAGAGGCATACGAGAGATGTGGCTTAGAGATGAGAACTGGTTACGATGCTAGAACTGCAAGAAGATCTTTAAATCTTATGTTTGCTGACTGGGCAAACAGAGGACTTAACTTGTGGACTGTAACACAAGAAACAAAAGCAGTTACGTCTGGCACGGCTACATATACTTTGTCTAGTGAGTTTGTGGATCTATTAGAAGTTGTGTTACGAAACAGTTCTGGTACAGACTTTACACTCACACAAATGAGTCGTGGTGAATATTTAAGGATACCAAACAAAGATAATAGTGGACAACCAAGTCAGTATTTTTTTGATAGACAAACCACTCCCACGATTACATTATGGTCAACTCCAGATAAATCATACACATTGGTATACTACTATGTAAGAAGAATACAAGATGCAGATAGTTTAGTTAATACAACAGACGCACCTTTTAGATTTTTACCATGTATGGCGGCTGGACTTGCATATTACATATCTGTGAAGAAAGCACCAGATAGAATACAAATACTAAAAAGTATCTACGAAGAAGAGTTTCAAAGAGCCATGTCAGAAGATGCAAATAGCACACCACTTAAACTAACACCAAACATATCATACTTGAGGTACTAATGGCTAGGTATGCAAGTGGCAGAAGAGCATATGGATACTCAGACAGATCTGGGTTTCGCTATCGTCTTCGTGATATGATAAAAGAATGGAACGGTTTAAAAGTAGGTCCAGACGAGTACGAACCTAAACACCCACAGTTAGAACCTAACTATCCAGGTCCAGATCCTACAGCATTATATGAACCTAGACCTAATCAAGACACAGACATAGTATCTTTTGTGGTATACACAAATTCAGGAGATGGTATAATAGGTAAAAAATTAACAAGCTTTGAGGCTACATCGAGTCTTGGAGAAGTGACAGTGAGTACATCATGAGTTTTACATTAACTACATTAAAACAATCTATACAAGATTGGACAGAGAACGATGAAACAACTTTTGTAGGCGAACTAGATTTTTTTATAAAAAATGCAGAGGAGCGAATATTTAAATCAGTTGATTTAGATTATTTTATAAAAAATGTCACTGGAGTTATGACAAGTGGTAATAAATTTTTACAAAAACCATCTGATTTTTTAGCGTCTAACTCTTTGTCTTATGTAAAAAACAGTGAGAATATTTTTTTACTACATAAAGATGTTAATTTTATTCAAGAGTACACAGCTAACCCAGCTACAACTGGATCTCCAATCTATTATGCACAATTTGATGTAAACAATTTTATTCTTGCACCAACACCAGATAGTAATTATTCTGTTGAGATACACTATTATTACAGACCAGCTTCATTAACAACAGATGATTCTGGAACAACATGGATCAGTACAAATGCACCAGACGCTCTTTTATACGCTTGTCTTATAGAGGCATATACTTTTATGAAAGGTGAAAATGACTTGATTCAACTATATAATTCGCGGTATGCTGAGGCAATTAGTCGTTTGAAGACTTTTGCAGAGGGCAGAAATTATTCAGACGAATACAGAGATGGACAAGTAAGACAAGCGAAGACTTGATGAAAAATAAAAACATAGCTATTGTCGGTTTAGGCAATAGTTTTTCAGAGTACATTTTAGCTAAGATAAGAAGTGAAAAATTTGATGAAGTTTGGGCGATAAACTCCATGTCTGGCGTTATTTATCATGACAAATGTTTTATGATGGATCCACCGTCAAGATTTCTTGACACACCTAATGCTGGTAAACAAACTAACATTATGGCTGATAGATTAAAACAAAAGATAAACATTCCTATTTTTAGTTGCACTCTAGATAAAAGATGTCCAGACGTTGTAGAGTTTCCGTTACAAGAAGTAATTCAAAAAACTGGATATGCTTATTTAAATAATACTGTTGCTTATTCATTTGCGTATGCAATAGCACAAGAAGTTTCAGAGTTACATTTGTATGGAATTGATTTTACACACAAGGCAATTAATTTTGCAGAAGCGGGCAGAGCTTGTTGTGAGTTTTGGTTAGCTATTGCTATCTCAAAAGGAATAAAAGTTAACATAGCTCACAATTCATCTTTACTTGATATGAATGTACCAGAGGATCAAAAGTTATATGGATATCATAGATTAGATGATCCACTTGTATCTACTGTAACAAATGGCAGTATGTTAATTACAAAAAAATCAAAACTAGAACCACCAGAGCCATTAGATGCATTACCAAATATTATTGGAAGAGAAGATATACCAGGAGTAACTTACGAGGAGAAAAAAGATGTTTAATGTCAATGTATCACAATTAGGAAGTGTAGTTGTAAAAACCTCAGAACAAGGAGGTTTGAGTAACGAACAGATAGCAGATTTAGCCGTAGAAAAAATTGCAAGTGTATCAGAAGATGCACCATCACATTTAAAACAACAAGCTAAATTATTCAAGGAACAACTTAAAGGAATAATCCATCATTATCTTCTCTTGGCAAGAAAGGAAGAGCGTGGTACAATCATTCAAGCCTTGCGATCAAGTGGTCACAAGGAAATGGCTGAATATATAAGGAGACTCTAATATGGCTATAGCACAAGCAATGTGTACTTCCTTCAAGAAAGAGTTGTTAGAAGGTGTACACAATTTTAAAAACTCAGGTGGGGACACTTTTAAGTTAGCACTTTTCGCAGAGGGAAGTGGCGGAAAATCATCAACAACAGCAACATTAGGAGCAACAACAACTGCACTTGTTACAACTGGTGAAGTTGCCTCTAGTGGAACCTATGCAACTGGTGGTGGAACTTTAACAAGAGTAGATCCATCTACTTCTGGAACAACTGCTATTACAGACTTTGCTGATTTAAGTTTTACTACTGCAACAATTACTGCAATGGGTGCTTTAATTTATAATAGTTCTGATAGTAACAAAGCAGTTGCTGTTTTAGATTTTACATCTAATAAAACATCAACAGCAGGCACTTTTACAATTCAATTTCCAACAGCAGACGCATCAAACGCTATTATTAGAATAGCCTAACAAAAGGCTAACCAATGGCGAACATTACTGGTTGGGGTCGAGGCACATGGGGTGAGGGAGCGTGGAACGCTCCTCTAGCCGTTGAAGTTACTGGTGTTGCTGGTACTACGGCACTAGGTAATGAAGTTGCTTTTGCGAACATTACTGTTGTTGAAACTGGTTTAGCTGGAACTTCTGCACTAGGTAATACAGTTGAAACTGGAACCGCCAAAGTTACACCAACTGGTGTTGCTGGTACTACTGCTTTAGGAAACGAAGTTGCTTTTGCAAGTATAACTGTTGTTGAAACTGGATTACAAGGAACTACTGCATTAGGCAATGTGGTTTCTGATGGTGGTTCTGTTGCAGTTGCCACTGGATCAACAGGTACTTCAGCAGTAGGCAACACGACAGAAACTGGTACTGGTGTCGTTTCTCTCACTGGCGTAGCAGGCACTTCAGCAGTAGGAAATGGTCAAGCTTTTCCAGAATTTGTTGTGGGTGCAACAGGCAATGCTGGAACAGGTGCAACAGGCAATGCTTCTATATCTGGAACGTGTTCTTTTTCCGTCACTGGTGTGGCAGGAACTTCTGCTTTAGGAGAAGAAGGAACTTCTGCTGGTTCCACTGTTGTAGAAACTGGACTTTCTGCAACTGGTGCAATAGGAACGGCTACTGTTCTTCCTTCAATAACAGTCTTGCCAACAGGTGTGTCAAGCACTGGTGGCATAGGTGACGTACTAGCTGCTGCTGGTGCTAAAGTAGTTGAAGATGCAGTTACAGGAACTGTTAACTTAGGTGACGAGGCAGTTAGTGGTACTGCGAATGTTTCCGTTACTGGCGTAGTTGGAACGGGTGGCATTGATACAGATCAAACTCTTGTTACATTTATTGTAACTGTTGTAAGTGGTAATCCGTCTAATCATCCTTATTACAACCAAGGTTCAACAAACAAATACGCTATTGGCGGAAGTACAGCCTCTGCTGATGTAGTCCTTACTTTAATAGAAGGCAGAACTTATAGATTTGATCAATCAGACAGTTCAAATGGTGGTCATCCAATAGCTATTTATGAGGATGCTAATAAATCAACACAATATACTTCAGGTGTAACTACAAATGGAACTGCTGGACAAGCTGGTGCTTATACAGAAATAACTGTGCCAATAGGTGCTCCAACCTTATTTTATCAATGTACTAATCACGCTTTGATGGGAGCACAACTAAACACCGACAGTGCCACGGGCACTGTTGTGACTGGAACGGCTCTTTTTGCAGTAACTGGAACGGCAGGCACAACTGCTTTAGGAACGGCAACAGGAGTAATACCTATTGTTGTATCTGTTACAGGTTCTAGTGCTACAAGCGCTTTAGGTACAGCTACAAGTTCTGCCGTGTCTAATATCGTGATAACTGGGGTTGCAGGTACTGGAACATTAGGAACTTTAAATTTATACGGAGTTATTGCCAACGAGGTGTCTGTGAGTTATACTGAGGTAGTTCCGTCACAAAATGCTAATTATGAAGCGGCATAACAAAAGGAAAGTAATATGGCTAGTACATTTGTAAATAATTTAAGACTTGAGGAAATGGCGACTGGTGAACAGTCGGGTAACTGGGGTACAAAAACAAATACCAATTTAGAGCTTATAGGCGAGGCATTAGGTTTTGGCACAGAGGCTATAACAACAAATGCAAATACACATACGACCACAGTAGCAGACGCTGCTTCTGATGCTGGAAGAGCTATATTTATTAAATATACAGGTGCTTTGGATTCAGATTGTACAATTACGATTGGTCCAAACACAATGAAAAGAGTGCATATAATTGAAAATGCCACAACTGATAGTGGTAGTTCTGGACCTTATAATATTATTATAAGTCAAGGATCTGGTGCAAATATAACAATTGCTAACGGCACTGCTAAAGTTGTGTATTTAGATGGAGCAGGTTCTGGTGCAGCCGTTGTAGATGCTTTTGCACATTTAGCTGCGGTAGATTTAACAGTAGATGATGATTTGATTGTTGGAGATGATGTTACTCTTAAATCAGATAGTGCAGTTTTAGGCTTTGGTGCTGACACAGATACAACACTTACTCATACAGATGGCACTGGACTTACTTTAAATAGCACAAATAAACTAACATTTGGTGATGCTGCAAGTTTTATACAACAATCAAGTGATGGTACATTGAGAATTGATGGAGAGGCTATAATTGATTTAAACGCTTCAACAAGAGTAGATGTATCTGGAGACATTAAAGTTGGTGGAGAGGTTCAAACTGCAAGTATTGGCTTTACAGATGGAGACAACGCCATAACCATTGCAGATGGTGGTGGTATAACTGCTGCTGCT